TGCATAATCCGTATCTGCTTGAGGTATACGTAGTTGCTGATTTAAGTCATCAAAATATTTTTCAAATATTTCTAACTGAACCTGTGTTGCTACTTTATTAAACTCTGTAGGTGTCATATACCCACGTTGTTCTTTATTAAGTATCATTAGTACAGTTTGATATACTGTATTTACATTTATAGCCATTAGTTATTTTTATTATAATAAAGGAGGCATTGCACCTCCCTTATTAATATTACATGTTATGAGAATTTTTTCTCTATAGATTGGAAAACCTGTATGCCTTCGTCTGTTTTAAAGAAAGACGCCATAGCCGAGTAAGGGTTTTCATCAAACGGAACTGTCATTAATTTTCTACCATTAGATGCCCAAGTAAATGTTCTTTGGTCGTCAGCTAATTTAATTATCTTAGCTTCAGCTGCTCTAATTGCAAAATTTCTTAATTGTACGTTATCATCATTAGCTAGTGTAATAAAGAGTTTAGGGTTATGCTTAGCAAATAACAATAAATCTCTTTTAAGCTCCTTAGAACTCATGTCAGACACTTTAGATCCGATCTCAACTCTCATTATAGCTTCAGCTTGATCTACATCAATGTTCTGAGCTAGGTTTAACGCTTCGATTTCTAATTCTAAGTCTAACAGTTCATCTTTAGCTTCTTCCACTATGTCTAACTCAGAGTATATAACTCCTTTTAGTGGATGATATAACGATAATATTTTTTGAAGAACTTGGTTCTTTTTTGGAACAAACAAGCTTCCTTCTTTAAAAACAATATGCCCTAATGTTGCTTCTCCACCTTGTTCATCTTTGAATGGTGAGTTTTGATTAGTTGCATATCTTATTTCACGCTGCGTATTATTACTTTCATCATAGTGCAACAGAGCATGTCTAGTGTTGTGTCTTGATGGAATTTTTAATGTCAACGGTTTATTACTCCCGGTAAGTAAATAAGTTCTGTCTTTTACTTCCCAAGATATATCTTGAATTACTTCTTTTTTAGCCATAATATAATAAAATTTAATAGTTTAATAAAGGTAAGAATTACCCCCGTAGATTCAACGAGGGTAAGTCTACCAATTGTTTATGCTCCTTTGAACAATACAAAGTTGTTAGCAGCTTGTACTACTAAACATCTTTCAGATAAGAAGTTAACGTCCATTGCATCTAAACTAGAAGTGAAAGCACCACCAGCAGATCCAGTTAACCAAGACTTCATACGACGATCTTCTGTTTGAGAAGCTCTGTATCGAACATGCAAGAATGGTCGACGGATGTTAGTTCCTAAAATTTGATCGTAAACCGTAGAAGTTCCAGCTGGTACTAATACCCCTTCGATAGAAGCTATTCCGCTTATTGCTCCACGAGTTGACGCGTCATTTAGATATTTCCAGTCTGTTTTATAGAAATCATAAGATCCTCTACGGAAACCGCTAAACCCTAGGTTTAATGCCATTTCTTCCGAGTTTTCAAACAATCCATAAGCAGTACCACCGGCAGTTCCAGCAGAAAGACCAGCTAGCATGTCATCAATCTCTAATGAAGTTGTACGATCTAAGAAAAGCATGTTCTCTTCAATTGCTCCTTGAGTATCTAAATTTTTCAAGATATTATCAAAGTCAGTCAAGTTAGCTCCACTAAATGCGGTTTCAACGTTACCTCTAGCTTCTACAGCAGCAAATAAACCTTGAGTACCTTTAAATCCTGCATTTGCAGCAGATCCAGCACCAGCAGCACTAGCTAATTCTCCTTCAACTACACTCATCTCTAAGTAATCTTCAAAACGTAAACGAGTTTCAGATTCTGCTTTTAAATACCATAAGTATCCAGAAGTTCCATCTTCAGTTGCAACTTCAACCCAACCGATTTGAGCCATGTCAGATCCATTGATAGTGTAATTGCTACGAATAATAATTGGTGAATTGCTGAATTGAGTAAACGTAGGGTCAATACTAATGTTAGTAGTTCCTGAAATCGCGCCAGCAGCTCCGTCCCAGTTAGTTGTTTGAGATCCTTTGTTAAATTCAGAACCATACACAAAAATCTTTAATTCATCCGCGACATTCCCAAGCGTAGCTAGAGTTTGTGCTGTGTAAGGCGCTACTGTTAAAGCTCCAGTTCCTGGATTTGAAGTTAATACAACTGCTTTTAACTCTAAACCAGTTACCTTGTTCATTACAACAATAGTTTGGCCTGGAGAAATAACATTAGTAACTCCCGCTTGAGCTTTAATTTGTATTCCAGCTGCATTATCTCCAGTACATTCGCTGTATGCGACATGTAATCTGTTTTGTTCTGACCAAATAACTTGATCCGACGTCATTGGCATTTCAGCTCCAACCATACGTAAGAATCCAGATAATGTTCTGTTTCCATAACGCTCTACTTCTTGTTCGTAGATTTCAGGTAGATACTGCTGAGCAAAGTCAGACGTACTATTGTTGAACTGTAAGTAGTTCGATTGTAATAATTGTTGTGACTGCGATGGTACAATCGAGCCAAATGTTGGGTTTAATGTTCCCATAATTTTTAATTTTAATTGTTAAATTTTCTTGTTTTAATTTTAAGTTTTGAAGAGTCTTGCCCGGTAATCGCTTTTACTTTAAATCCATTTACAAATACATTACCATCTTGTGTTTTTCTAGGTTCTGTAGTTATGTTCTTGTCTTTAGCAATCTGTCCTTTTATGGCGTCTGTTTTTCCTTGCTCATAAAAGTGTTGTGCAATAGTATCTGCGTTTCGCGCCGCGTACAAAGCTTTATGATAACCTTTTGTATCAACAACTTCTCCTTTGTCGTTTAAGAACGTCTTAATGAACGTGGAGATGTCTTTTTGGTTATCTGCAACCTTAACTGGATCTTTAATGCCATATCTAAACTTTTTCTCTCCAACTTTAAAATCAAAACCTTTGAATTCGCTGTTAAGAAGTTCGTCTGTCTGGCTATGGAACCTTTCTTGGTTAACTTTACTGAGCTCTTGCTCTTCGTTGTATCGGTTAAAAAAATCTGTAGCTTTTTGCTGCTCAGGATTAATCCCAGGTCTCAACTTGATCTCTGCGTAATATTTATCCTTAAGCGACTCCAAATAGCTTTTAGCTTTTGCAACCTCTTCTTTATATGCAAGTTTTTTCTTTCGAATGTCTCTTGCTTCATCTAAATCCTCATCAAAACTAAAAGAGTCTTCAATCACGAAGTCAATCTCTTCTGAATCTAAATGTGGTTTAGCTTGTTTGTAATATTCTTTTAATAATGCTTCTCCATCAACATCACTATAATCAGCGTTAAGCCTAGCATAGTCGTCAATAGTTCCACCGGTTTCTTTCATAAACTCAATAAGTTTATCTACATTTTCTGGGTAGTCTTGTGTTTGAGCTTGCGGTAATACTTCTTTTTGTTCCTGTGAGGTGTCGGGAGTTTCAGTGCCTCCAACCATTGTGATCTCTTCAGGGTTATCGTCTTCATCTTTTACTAATTCTAAAGGTGATTCTACTTTTTCTTTGAGATCAACTTTAGTAATTTCACTGGAGTCGTCCCGTATTTCTTTTTCCACTTCTGGTAAATTTGTGGTTTGTTTATCATCAACCACATTTTCTGTTTCTCCGACTTGAATGGCATCTTCTTCTGTTTTTTTACTTAAATCTATCTTAGTAACTTCAGGAACAATGTTTCCTTGGCCTTTAATTTTTGGAGTTTTCTTTTTTAATTTAAATTCTCCTTCTTGTTTTACTTCTTTTGTTTCTGACATAATATAATATAATAAAAATTAATAATTCCCTATCTTGGGGTAAACTGTTCTAAATCAAAACCGCCTAAGCCGTCATTAGTTGATTCGAAGTTTTTAGGTAGCAGATCGTTTTGCCTTTGATCTATAAGTTCACTCTGTTGAGTGCCTTGCATTTTTATTCTTTGATCTTTTCTATTCTCTATTTGATCTTCTTTATCTCTTTGAGCCTTCATATTTAATTCAGCAAGTCTTAATTGATACTGAAACTCTTCAGCCATTAATTCTTTTTTGATAAAAGCTTCTTGCTCCATTCTCTGGATTTCCATTTGAGATTTAGCTTGTTCAATTTGAACTGTAGTTTCGGCTAATGCTTGTTGTTTTTGAACTTCTGATAAAGCTGCTTTTTCTGCAGATTCAGCATTTGCTTGAGCTTGAGCTTGTATGTTAGCCATTTGAGCAGCTTGCTCTTGTTCTGCTTTTTTCTTTTGTCTAGACTTTATAACTTCGTTAGCTAGCTTTATGTTTTGAATTTGACGCACATCTATAGCGTCTGCTAAGCTAATACTTTGCGTTTGCAATGCAATTTGTATACTTTTTTCTAGTTGAGCTTTTTCTTCTTCTTCTGGTTCTAATTCTAAGAATATACCAAAGTCGTGTAAGTGTAGTTCATCTATCTCACTCAATGTAGCTACGTTAAAGCTATTAATGCTACCTATTAAAGCTTGTCTAGTTAACGGGAACTGTAACATGTCACCTACTCTAAGACTTATATTTTCACAAGATCTTATAGTTATGTACATTAAAGACTGTAGTATGTGTCTTGTAGCTGTGTTGGAATTAGCTGCCGCTAGTTTTTGAAGTCCTACTAATGCATTTTTATCAGGTGTACTTCCATCTCTAGCTTCGTTAAGTCCGGTAACATCACGTATCATCTGTAAGTAATACTGATATGTAGATATCATAGCTTGAATCTTAGAAATACCAGAAGAACTTTGAAGCTCTTGAATAGGTACTTTACCTCTATTCATCTCACCGTCTTGAGTAAGCGATCTACCCACTATAGTACCAGTCTGAAAATACATGTTTAATGCTTCTGCAGGGTTGTAGTTCGTTCCGTTACCTAAGTCAACCTCAGCTAAGCCATCAACATCTACATAAACACCGTCAGGAACCATACGAGCTAAAACTTGCTGTAATTTTAAATGAGTTAATTGGATCATGTCAGCGAAACCTGTTGTTCTGCTAACTAAGGATTCTATTCTACCTTGATACATTCTAGGCGCTGATATACAATAGTTCATATTAACTTTCGTAGTATCGGCGGATGGTCTTGTCATATTTTCAGACATTTTCCATTCTAGCATAGTATCGCCCATGCCTAATATTTTTGCTCCAGTATATAAAACCTCAATAGATCTTGAAACTCTTTCAAAATTGTCACTTGGAGGAGGATTAAACGTATCTTGCTTTTCTAGAGTTTTTTCTAATCCTTGTTCTGTTTGCTTTATTTTAAATACTTGATCTTGATACGTCTTGTATTCAAAGAATAACACTTGATATTGATTCACATCGCTATTAACTTGCCAGTCGCTTTGAGAATAGTTTTGACGACCTGGATATTTTTGTATCGTTTCTAACTCTTCATTAGTTAAGTTTGGATACATTTTTTTAATCTCAGGAAGTGCTAAGCTTTTAACCTCACCTACGTAATATATATCATCGAAATTAGGATCATCTGTAGCTGAATAGACTAAACTAGATGGGTCAACGTAGTCAACCTTAATACCTTCAGCTAAGTTAAAACTAGTTTTACTAGCTGCTATACCTAACACCGTTAGATCATAAGCTAATCTTTTTTTAGTTTCATCAAACTTATTGAATTCTAGCACGCTATTTATTAGCTCTTCTTCAGCTATTTCAACACTCTGCTTGTAATTAAGTTGCATATAAAGATCAAGCTCTCCTGGATCATTAGGAAGGCTTTCTGGCTCTGCAGATGCATAAAAGTTTTTACCTGTTAATTTAGCTAATTCTTCTATGTTTTCTTTTTGCTGTATATCTCTTAAAGCATTAAAAGCAAAATCAGTTCTTTGTTGTGTAGCAAAAGGATCTGATGCGAAAGACTTAATCTCATATCCTTTATCTGTCATACCGTTAACAACTATGTCAACGAATTTAGATAAAACTGGAATTGGTTTCCAGTCTAAATTCAAGTAAGATAAATCACCATTATTAGATAATTCATCTTTATATTTCTGTACAGGCTGTTCGCCTCTAGCGTATAATCTCAGTCTATTAAAGTTCTGGAAATTATAGGAATACCTATCTTGACCACTGTTATTTCTAAACCATTCTTGTTCAATAGCGTTTCCAACAGCTAAACCATATTCAAATGATTTCTTTTCTTCTTCAGGTACCACCTGATCTGGAAAGATGCTATTATTAGTATTATAGACCATTTATTATATTATTTTTGAATTTTGACCTGAATTGTTATATTTTCTAAAACCTAAAGATACTTTAGATATTACTCTCTGCGCAACAGGCGTGTATCTGTGTTTATTACAA